GATGTAACTAAAAGCTTGTTCCACTCTTTCTTTTTGGCGATCCATGATGCGGTTTGCAAGCCAAGAACCGCCTGTTAACGCTGAAATACAAGCAGTTAACGCTATGGCTACGTATTCTGGACCCACGACAAAACGTTTTTCCTTTTTTTAAAATTCTAAGGGTTAGTAATCAAGATGAAGCTGACCCTTTCTTGCTAATCCTGTCACCAACCAAACGAGAGCGTCAACGCAGTCATCATGACTACTTACACCGAAGTTTGTGAGTTCCTCGAAGAGATTAGTGAAGTTCCGGAAACGGTTAAAAATAATCTTCCGGTCTTCAAACATGCCCATGATTCCACGGAATCGTGCCAGCTTGTCTGCACGGAAGCCCTTCACTGGATGCCAAATCAAGTTGTAGAGACCTTCATTGTTCAGGCAAACCCGCTTGAAGTCTGCTTCCAAGGAAGCCTGGTACTGGACAGCTTCTGACCAAATGTCACACGTTGAGTAGGTCGGGAAGTAGTGGCCATTTGCATCTTGGCCCAGCACTGACCAGTCATTCAGAAGCTCCTTGAGCGCATCAAGTTTCTCAAGGTTGCCCATCACACGAATCCTTCTGTAATCGATGATGTGTATACGGTCGCCAATGCGACCGCCCAAGATCATTACCGTGTAATCATTCTTTTCTTTTGTGCCAGCAGAAAGGTCAACCCCAACGCCGAGGGTATCGAATTCAGTTGAGATCTCCGCTTTAACAATCAGCTCTGGCGCCAGGGACAGCTCGTTTTGTCTGACGATCTGATTCATGTACTGGAAGGAGAAAGCAATAGGTGCTTGCTTCTTCTTTTCCTTTAGGTAATCCAGTGACCACATATCAGGCCAATAGGACTCCTCCTCACCAGTAACGGGATTATTGAGGATGGCGGATAGAACAATCTGACTCCAGTTGTTTTGCTCGTTGAATGTTGTGGAGTGAATATCGTCATGACGGAAACGGGTGCCAAGACAGATTGCCCTGGCGCCTTCAAACATGGTTGGTGCAATAACGGCGTTCCAGTTGTCCTGCATCTGCTTTCGGATGTCAGGGTTTGAAATGTCCGCAGCTGATTTGATGGCGTCATCAATCATGACCAGGTGCGAACGTTTCGAAGTCACCGAGCCTTTCAAGCCTGCAGCGCAGAGGGTGAACTGTTCATCACCGGTAGTGTCGATGCCAGCAAACTTGTGATCAATGGACCAGTACTCATTACTGGTGACGTTCTTCATCAAGCGAACAGTTGGGAAAACCTCCTGATAACGTTTGCTTTCAATGATCCGTTTGATGGTTGCCGACTTAGAACGTGCAATATCAACCGTGTACGACAAGTACAGGATCTGAAGCGGCATTTTGGCTTGGGTGTGGATGCCAATAGCCCAAGCAGTCAGTAGACCTAAGACTGTGGATTTAGCTGAACCACGGGGTGCCAGCAGGTCAACGTTGGGTCCAGCAATCTTGATTAAACAGTTGCTGTTTTCGTTCGTGACAAAATGCCGGTGCCAATTTTTGTGGTGTTCAGCAGGAGGTTTATCTGCTACGTAGTCACAAAAAAAGCCAAAGTCTTCGCGTGCCCGCTTAAGATCTTCGGCGTTTTTAGGTTGTTTGATTTGTTGGTTTCGTGCCGCAGCCTTGGCGTTCCTACGGTATGCAAGGTGCGTATAACTAGGCACAAGATTAATTCAGTTCTTACTGAATACTATCTTATTCCTTATCCTTTTTGTCTTTCTGCTCTTTGTACTTACGAGCTTTGTCCAAGGCAGCTTTACGCTTCTCCTTGTCATTCATCTCAGTACCATCTTCCTTCTTTGCTTCTTTTTTATTGAAGTACTCAAGAAGCTGAGGGGGCATTTTACCTTTCGCCATTAACCTTGACCTCGACGGACACGTTCAATCATCTGCTGATACTCGGGGCTATCAGGAGAAGGTACGCGCATAGCACGACCAGGGCCAAAAGAAATACCAGCGGCACGTTGCTCTTGCCCTGCAACCGGAGCCATGCCAGGGCGCATACCAGGCACCATGGGCGCAGCGCCCGCTTGATTCGGCGCACCTTGCTCTTTGCGTTGACGAATACGTTCTTCACGCATACGCATACCCTCTCTCGCCATTTGGCGTTGGCGAGGATCGGCCATATCACCAGGTTTAGAGCCCATTGATATAAGTTATTTGACTTAACACTATCCTAACTTGATTTATTCTTCGAGTTGCATGCGAGCCCAGACGCTCATTGAAGCTTCTTCCAAAGGAGACTCAATCGGGTCATCCTTGAAAATAAACATCAACTCACGAATGGCACGATCGGCACCGGCCATCAGTAAGCCTTTGCGGTCTTTGATGGAGGTGTATTTTTCTACCTGGTCGATATGACCACGGATTTCACGTTGTATGGAAGCAATACGAGCAACACCGGCATCACGTTTAACCGTGCCCATCTCTACGTCTTCCCGCAATTTGCGGACATCCTCCTGCATCTCATCGATTTCAAACAGGAGTTTCTTTCGATGATCAGCTTTGTGGTAATGATCTTTTACCCAAAGCTCACACGCAGTAATACTTCCCTGGTATCCAAGGAAGCGTGAGTAGAGATAAATTTCAATTACCGAGTAGTTGTCGGAAGCAAAAGCGCAGAATGACTCCTGGGTCGACGCATCAAGGTTGTCAACCCAGGTGCCAAAAAGTTCAATATCGATAAGCTCGTTTGGCCTGACCGTAGTCTCTGTCTTCGTCCTTCTCCTTGAACTGCTGCTGCTGTTCTGCGGAAGTACGCTGCTCTTCTGCGCCTTTACCGATGGTTTCTCGTTCTTCGCCACCAGCAGTCTCCATTTTTTTCTTGGAAAATTCGTAGGCCACGCCAGCAGCTTGACGATACTTGTCTAAGTCGAACCAATCGTCGACATCGACTTGTCCTGTGGGAACACTGCTAGTCATGACTAAGAAATCTTACAAGAAAAAATCAGAAGTTGCTCATCATGGAAGCAAGACCACCAGCAAAGATGTCACGACGGCCCTCGAGGGACTTCTGACGCTGCTGACGACCCTTGGAGGATTCCAGGCGGCTGAGGAGTTCTTCGAACTTATTGATATCGAAGTAATCTTCGGCGGTAGACTGGCCGGTAGGAACGGAGGAGGTCATGTAACTTACGTTTGACTAAAGTAATTATACCAAGCACATTCTCTTAGAAAGAGAACGAGCCAACAAGGGATTGATAGATATCACCTTGTGATTTCACCTTCTGAAGTTCTTTGGCGCCTTCGTTTTTCAGCTTCTGGGTTTCTTTGTCAATCTCACCCTGGAGGTTGGTTAAACCAGCGCTGTAAAGGTATGAACGAGTGTCACGAACATTCTGGAGCTGAGACTCGATTTCCGCAGGCGTTCCCGTGAACTTGTCAGCAAATTCAGGAGTTGTAATTTGAGCACGGCTTTCAAGATCCGAGCCCTTGTAGGTAGGCAGTAAGGATTTGTCAAAAGTGAAGGTACGCTGTCCGGTTTTCTTGCCAGCGGCATCAGTTGCCTGCTTGCCGAACATCGTGTCGTAGTAATTATCAAGATAGCTCTGATTGAACTTGTCTTGATACTCGGTACCCTTAACCAAGGAGTCCTTCAGGTCCTGCACAGAGCTGTAATAGCCCTGCTGGAAGCGTTCCAGTGACTTACTCTTCTCTTCTTCGGTTGCTTGACGACCAAGAAGCTCTTCGTATGCAGCAGAAATACCGGTAGCACGACGACCCGGAAGGAGTTCTTCCGTGTACATCTTGGTGATATCAGCAACATCCGACTCTTTGGGAGTCAGGTCATACTTGGCAGCGTAATCACGAAGCTGTCCGGTGGCATCGCTGTAGCCAATTAAACCTTGACGAAGCTGGGACTCAATGCCAGTACGAAGTCCACCGTATGCAGATTCAGCGGAAGATTTACGAGCAGCCTCTTTAGCAGCGGCTTCTGCACGTTCCTGCTGGGCACGACGCTCAGCAGCTTCTTCTCGACCTTGCTGGTACGACAAATACTTCTCAAAGGTGTCATCCTTTGGAATATTTGGAGATTGGTATTGAACCGTAGTTCCGCCGCCACCCATGATTTAACTCCTACACAAATAAAGTACTTACATCGACGGGAGCGATGCGGCCAAACATACCAGCCATCTGCCCCTGGCGCTCAGCCAAGGCTTGCTTTAATTCAGCCCTACGGCTTTCTTGGCGCAGCTTCTTGGCTTCTGCAGAGCCTTGTAGGCCCATCTCACGGCGTTTGCCTTCAATACCTAAAGCAAGCTGGCGCTCACCCAGGGGACCTGCAGCAAACATGGCTGCTTCCCGTTGACGACCAAACTCAAGATCTGGCGCAACGGTGGAGCCAAAAACGCGGTTAGCAATATCTTGTGAAAATCCTGCTTTCTGGGATTCACGCGCAAGTTGCGTTTGCCACTTTAGTTGATCACCTGCGGCTGCCATCTGAGCAGCTGCAATATCGCGACGAGTTTTATTTGCTCGTCCTGCAGTGAAGAGACCAGCGCCAATGTTGGCAACGCCTAAACCTAAAGTAACGGGATCAAATGCCATGCCTCCTCCAGATTGACCAGTTTCGGGCGCTCCGGAAAAGCTCCAAGAAGAAACTGGATCCGAAACATTGCTTGTGCTTGTGTTTTGGAAATAATCTTTTCCAATTCCTAAAGCGCCCATGTGCTTATACCTTAGTTTAACTTAAGTTACTGAAAGTAACGAGTGGGGGTATAGCTAAAACCACTACGTTGGTAGTTGACCAACTGAGGAATTTGCTGGCCCGCTTGCATCATGGATGCAGCAATTCCACGAGAACCTTCTGCGGCAATCTGACTGGGAAGAGTAGCTGCCTGGATAATTTTATCGGGAAGCTCAAAAAGCATCTTGTACTTTCCGGCTTCTTTCATCCGTTCTTTATCGAACTCAGAAGCAACCTGCAGTTGTTGACGCATAAACTCAGGGTCCCTCATTTCTCGAAGGATGTTTCCAAGTTCACGGGTTTCTGCACCAGCTGTTTCTCCTGCGAATACTTGCTTTTGCAGCTCAGGAGAAAGATCCTTGAAAGAAGGATCCATTAAAAATGGATATTTACCGGCTAAAGAAAACTCACCCATGATCAACCCCTGTATTGGAAGGCGGACTGAGCGTAAGGATTAGCTGCGGTCAAAATGCTGCGGGTCGTTGCACCAGATTCAGATTGCGCCCCACCTGCAAGCTGAGCCATGTACTTCTGCTGGTTCAAAGCGCCAGTCAGCTGACCAAGTTGTTGATTCAGTTGCATCTGACGATTCATGTCAGCGTCACGCATTTTGTTATACGTGGGCATCAGCTGCTCAGCAACTTTGGGCTGAAGCATTGCAAGAGTCTGAATATCTTGCATCGTCATGCCTTCGATTCCTTTGCCGCCGATGCCAGGGATGACTCCAGGAGATTCACCACGGGCCATCTGACCACGTGTAACAGCACCAGCAAGATTTTCAGCTGCATTAGCAGTGCCGCTAAGAAGGCCACCACCAACAGCGCCGCCTAGCAAACCGCCAGCAAGGCGAACACCTGCACCAAGGAGTTTGCCCCGTACGCCGCCTTTTTCTAAGCCGCTTGCAATGCCGCCAACTAAACGAGAGCCAAGAACGCCGCCACCGATCTCACCGACACCCTGTGCAATATTGCCTTGAGTAACGCTGCCAACGCCATAAGCAATTGGAGCACCAACACCTGCAACCATGCGTCCACGGGGAGTCGTGGCTGCGTCAGCAACAGCAGTACCGGCGCCTTTTGCTTTGCCTTTAAGCTGGTTAATTAAATCTTGGAAATCAATACCACCAACACCAGGAGGCCCGTAAGTTCCCTCTGCCGCGTATGCCATAAGACTAACGTCCAAACAGTCTTTATTTAGTTTAATTTTATCAGCCTACATACCTTGCTGGTATTCGTAAGTAGAAGGCAGTTTTTCGGGATTGTTTTGTGCACTTGCAATTACACGGTTAGCAAGGTTGCCAGTCAACGCACCAGCTAAAGAACCCGCCAAAGTAATTCCGGCCTTAGCGGCAGTACTGCGAGGTTGCTTGAGTGCTTCACGCAAAGCTAAAGAACCACCAGCTGCAGCACCAACTGCCTGAAGGCCAATCGGGAAACCAACAATGCGAGCCTCTGGTGCACCTTGAATATTTTCTGGTGTGAACTTAACAAGACCAAGACCAGTAAGGCCTTTGTCTTGATAAGTGCTCTGCATGACACGGCTATAACGCTCAGGCGTTAAATCAGGAATATCTTGTTTAGCAGTTTCGTACTTCAGAGGACGCCCCTGGCGACCAAGGACAACACGCTCAACAAACTCAAGACCAGGCTGAGCGGTCTGTCTGCGGTCCTCTGAGCCCTTCTCAGCGTAACTTTGGGCATACCCCTTGGGGCGGAACAATTCACCGGGGTTGGTGAGGTCCATGTGGCCGAGGGAAGCTACAA